CTGGGTTTCTCTTACGAGTCCACCATCCAAAATAATTGGATTTTTACCAAGTCATCCCAACCAATATGGGATAACGCAGCCTTTGAGATGCTGTGACGGGATATAACGTCCCTGGTCTTGGTCATAGACTAAAACCATTTCGCGACCGGTAGATAAATCTCTACCCTCAACGACGTTCAACAGCTCGCAAAGGGAATCATAGTACCGCTGCGCACCACACAGAGTATCGTGGTAAGCAAACAGCTGATACAGGTTGTATATATGCTGGGCAGAAAGCTGTATACGCTTTCCGCACATAACATAATCAACCCTCTTATGATCTGTGACTAACTTGGTAGACTTTCCGAGTACAATGCCGTTAGGGATTGCGTAATAAGGTAACTCACGTATAAAGTCGCGAGTTTTACCGTTTCCGTAATCGATCTTACATTCTAAGATACCTGGCATATCGCACAGAATGTCGGGCACCATGACTAATGTGTAGTCAGGTGTAAGTGAGAGCAATCCAAGCTCATCGTCTGTTGTAACGAGAGGAGCACGGTTGCCCACGACGGCCTTGATCTGACTGCACGCATGCTCAAAACCTTTGGAGTATAACGCATTGTGCAATTTGCACAGCGTCGCTAGGTCGGTCGTTTTTACTACCTTCCTAGGCCAGTATGATGTTGCAACATCTACAACACCATCATCGGTTCGTAAGAACTCAGCTCCACAAGACTCCCGATAAGGGTGCTCTTCAGCTATGAACGATTTTTCATAGTTAGGTTTAAAACCGAGCTTCCGCAGCAGATGGATAAACATCTCTGCCCACACCACTGGGATAACGACGTCATCGCCGTAGACTCGTACTAGGGCAAAATCAGCCCATGAGCCAATTCCGAGTGGCACAAGGATCGATGCAGCTAAAAATGCAATCTCCAAAAATATTAGTGATTCAAGAGGAAACGTAACCCTTGATCCCATTGTGGAGTACATATGCATTTGCTGCTCACCGTGGTATGGAACATCCACGATGTGAGTTAAACGTTTCAAAATGTGCGGCTGCATAAGACTTGGAAAGAACATTCCAACTACCGTCGGGGATACCGAATCTGATGCAGCTGAGACGTCAACAGTTGCGCAAAGACCGGTCGCTGCTGCAAACTCAGCAGCATCGCGATTTTCGCCCTGGTCATGTAAGAAAATGTGGTCTTCTGGTATTAACGGATGACCGCCAACACCATAATGGCTACTTTCATAACCTGGGTACAACCTTGCATAGGACCGGCGAGGATACTTCACCTCACCGTCACATACCTTGACAAGTGCATCGGAAATGTCTGTGCACGCCACAGTGGTGAACACAGGCTCCATTGCTATTGTACGCATCGTCTCAAAGTTCTTAGGTACACATACCATTCTTGAGATAGAAATATCATCAAGAGTATAACGATGGTATTTACTCTGATCAGTCAGGCACACCGCGGGAAAATCCCATAGGTCTACTGCTGATGTAGACAAGCCAAGTACCTTTTCGAAGCGGGTCTTGTAACCTTCTGCGGTCACTCCTTTAGGAAGTGCTACATAAGGGTTACTACGTACAACGTCGGTAGCAGGTAAATGCTGCCGAATCAGCGCATCGATAGAAAATTCATTATTGATGGCCTGTACTTCCTGCTCGATGAACGACGGAATGGGGGTTCTCTGGAACAACTTCATACGTCTGTTTGTTGCCATGAAGTTGGCAATAGCAGTTTGTTCCGGAGCTACCGGTTTTGATTTGAAACCAATAGGCCCACCAGAGGGTGTAAAACGCTTAGCAAAACGAAATACAAGCAGCAAGTCGTGTTCAGGTCTGCTCGATGCGGCTTTAATAGCACGCCCAAGCATCTGGACCGCTCCGCCAATTTCAGTACCCCCCCCGAAGACGGCTTCAAAAACAAGCTGATCTTCAAGGAAGATATCAGCAGCTTTGGAAAGGAGTTTAATTGACTCCATAAAACCAAACTGCATTAAAACGAAGCGTAATAACGCTGCTACTTTATCGCTAATATCTTTAGCGATCCCAAGCCATGTTGCAACACACAGCTCGGCCTGCTCCCTATCCGCGGTAGCCAGGCCTCCGAGTATTGTATCTAAATCTCTCTTAGATACCTCAGTGTAATTGTACATATAAGTACCTCCTTATGCTGTTGGGTCAATCCCATCTACAGTAGGATGAAGCGCTGATTTCATAAGGTCACCAAACCGAGTACTAATCCCGGTAGCGGTCTCCTTATAACAAGCACCATTCAAGCGCTGAAACATGGTATCAACATGAGACGGCTGAATGTCCCCGTCAATAGGATGACGAATTACGACGTATCCAACGAACGGAAGGTCTTTTCGGTATGTAGCATCAGCACTATCAGTCACCTTGAGAATTTCATCGAGGCGGACGACGTACTGAACACCCTTAACGGATGGGCCGGGATTTGCTACATCCAAGTCTGTTACAACCTGATTTACCTTCCTCGCCTGATAGCTTAAACGCTCCGGTGCATCAATATCTGATGCTCCATTAACAAGCGCGCACTCGGTCGGATCATCCGTCACAAGTGCAAAATCACTAACAGGGTTAATCGATGATACATTTTGAGGAGTATCGGCCAACTTATTTGTGCCGAAGCCCCATGCAGTTACTTTTGCCATAGCTAACCTCCGATCTCACCGGAGTCTAGCTCCGGCAGATGTTGTGTTGTTAGGATGCAAACCCTACTAATAGGCATACGCCATCTACAACACGTTTTAAAAGTGTCCGATCCTTGACTGACGTATCTAACGTCGGTATGAAGTCAGGGAGTGTTGGCATAACGCGGCGCTCATAGCTACTAAAGGTGCACGTTACAGGAATTCCTGCAATGTCTAAAGTACGTTTCTCAGTCCACTTCCATGACGAAGTAACTGAGCGAACGTTAAAGCGTCTGGCATAGCCATAATTGGTGATCCGTTCAAGAAGACCACCAAAATCAGTAAACCAATCTACAACAAAAGACATGGGAACCATATCCCACAAGTTGTATAGGTCGGGCGTCAAACCTAGTTTATCAGAAAAGGTTTGAGAGGCCTCAAAGGAGTCCAAGTCAAAAAGAATTTTGACATGGTACCGGCCAACGTCAGTTGACTTACCGCCCCTCGCGGTATAGGTGCGATTCTTCTGAATGAAGCGTTGCACCTCGTCAATATCGGACTTTGTGGTTGAGTATACATACCTATAACTCATCCATAAATCCTCTGGTGTTTTTGAGGAAACCTTAGCTAAATTCTTAAAGAATTTAACAGGTCCACCCAGTAAGTTTTTGGCGATATCAACGATATCGGCAAAGTTCTCCAGATTATTGACGTTCAGTTTTAACGCTGATAGCGCTTCTGCGCAAACATCTGCATCCAATCCAAGTGGAATGGGGTGCTCACGCCTCACCTCAGTATTAAAGTACCTGAAAATCTCAGGCACTCGATCTTCGATGAGTGATTTGCTATCGGCCCCCTCTGCAGGGAGAAACCCGTTTCCATAACGGAATTTTGTGAAATACTTTTCATTCCACGTATTTGTAGCTACACGGTAACGCGGATCATAACTACCGTATCGCGGTTCGTCATATTGCGGTTCAGGAAAACTGAAATGCGCAACATTCATCTTGAAGTCCATAGCGGCTTCTCGACTAAAGAACCACTTCTCGACAGTGATGACAGACGTCGGCATCTGCCAAGCGATGTAGCTACCTCCAGAAACTTCAACAGGTTTCGGAGCTGGCCTCCAGGTAAGCTGGATTAGGTACTGGCCCTTCTCAGTGGGAGAGCCGTTATCCCATCCTCTAGCTCTAAAAAGACCTTTACCGGGTATGTAGATTACTACATAACCATCGATAGGGTCAGTGTCCCTAGACCGCGTAAAATAGCGATAAAGGACTCCGGGTTCGAGTAGTGCACCATACTCAATACCGGCTGGGACCACAGAACGACTGACGTACGAGGTTGTTGCAGGTACTACTAATTTGTAGTGACTAACCGACTTTTCATTACCAATACTGGAAAGTGAATTAGTTAGCTGCTGCAGGTCACGGTATCCCTGAATATCACGAGATACAGTGTTTCCCTGATACAATTCCTGCCACGTGATGGTCTTCTCATTCTCCGTAGGCGTGAGAGAGAAAATCTCTTCCACAAAGTATACGGTAGAGAAATTTGGTAAATTGCACCAATCATTGTTACGATAAACTGGCATGGAGCTATAATACCTCATGCTACGCTTCGGCAACCCGCCTAAGCGTGTAACAATTTGACCATTCATCTTGAACACCTCCGTTCTGAATTTTCTTGAAAAGTTACACACTGTAACTTTCCATACACTGCGGGAAGTACCAACTATCCCGCCGGCGAGGTTTCCCTCGCCAGCTGCTTACGCAGCAGAGAGCGTGCATTGCAC